TGTAGGTTGGGGTGCTGCTGGTTGGGGTCTTGGTACGTGGGGTGTGGGTGTAACATCTACTGATGCACTGCGGATATGGACGCAATCTAATTTTGGCGAAGATTTAATATTTGCTCCTCGTGGGGGTAACTTATTTTTCTGGGATGCAACTGATGCGCTAACAACTCGCGGAGTATTAGTGTCAAGTGAGAGTGGTGCGTCTAATGTACCAACTAAGGTAAATACGCTGCTCGTTTCAGATAACCGATTTGTGTTTTGTTTTGGTACAAACCCTTTGGGTAGTAGCGACCTAGACCCTCTACTACTACGTTGGTCAGATCAAGAGAGTGCTGTTAACTGGACACCATCAGCGTCAAACCAAGCTGGTGATCTTAGACTTTCTAAAGGATCAGAAATAATAACGGCTACGCAGGCAAGACAAGAAATACTTATATGGACTGATTCAGCGTTGTACGCATTGCAGTACGTGGGTGCTCCTGCAGTGTGGGGTGCTCAAACGGTAGGAGAAAACTTATCTATTGCCTCCCCTAGATCCGTTGCATATGCAAATGGTGTGGCATACTGGATGGGTGTAGGTGGGTTCTACCGATACGATGGCCGCGTGCAAACATTACCATGCACTCTAAAACGCTATATATTTAACGACTTCAACACAGAGCAATACGATCAAGTGTTTGCAGGTACAAACGAAGGGTTTAGCGAGATATGGTGGTATTACTGTTCTAGCAGTGCCACGGCAATAGATCGCTACGTTATCTACAACTATGAACAAAACATCTGGTACTACGGCAATTTAGCTAGAACCGCGTGGATTGACTCAGGTATACGTGACTTTCCTATGGCGGCTACATATAACAACAACGTCGTAAATCACGAAGATGGTATTGACGACAACGAGACCGGCACGGCTGCAGGTATAAGTTCTTTTATATCTTCAGCACAATTCGACCTAGATGACGGGCATAAGTTCGCGTTTATTCAAAAAGTGTACCCAGATGTAACGTTTGATGGGTCTACTGTAGACAGCCCTAGTGCTACGCTATCTTTGCTTGCAGCACAAAACTCTGGATCTGGGCGTAACTCACCCGCTTCTGAAGGCGGCACAAATACAGGTTCTATAACTAGAACAGCAACTGCACCTATTGAGGCGTTTACTTCTAGGCTTGATTTACGAGTGCGTGGTAGACAGCTAGCATTAAAGATAGAATCTAGCGACCTTGGAGTAAAGTGGCAGTTAGGCTCTCCTAGACTAGAGATGCGGCCTGACGGGAGACGGTAATGGCTGTAGATAAAACAAGTTACAACATAGACTTCAAAGCGCCCGTCTTACCAGACCCGCCGAGAGAATATGACGAGAGCGCGTTTAACCAAATAAATAACGCGCTACGTATTTACTTCAATCAGCTTGATAAAAGTATACGAGATGCTTCGGTATCCCCTACTGCACAAGCTGCCGCTTGGTTCTTAGGTTAGTGGCCAATCAGTACAAAAATGCGAAGGTAGATCTAACTGCCACTACTGCGACTACGTTGTATACATGCCCAACAGCTACGACAGCTATTATCAAGTCTATATTAGTATCTGAAGACTCAGGCAATGCTGACACGATTACCGTAACCATCACCGATTCTGCTTCGGCAGTATTTAGCGTATTTAAGGTCAAAGCAGTAGGGGCGAATACCACAGTAGAACTACTTACTGCACCACTTGTTATCGAAGAATCTGAAATAGTAAAAGTTACCGCAGCTACGGCAGACAGACTGCACGTAGTCGCTAGCCTGCTAGAGGTGTCGTAATGCGTCGGTTTACTCCACCTAACTTTGCTTTTGAGCCATCTGAAGAAGACATTTTAGCGGCTATTGAGCGCCTAGAAGAGCAATACCCTTCGCCCGAACCTACGCCTACGCCCAAACCTAAGCCTGAGCCTATACCTCCACCCCCTAACCCTGCTATAGCCGTGGAAGGTTTGCTTAGTGATGCTGTACAGAAATATAAAGATTTATTAGCTAAAGGTGTTACTTACGAAGGCGACATAGACAAGACTGACGACTACTACAATCTTGGGTTTAAGGAAGCCTTTGGAGCTGTTGGCTTTGATGCTTATGCCGATATAATTGGTGGCGAAGGTGGACAAGGATCGGGTGCATTTGCAGGGCTATTTTCTGGTGGGCTGACCCCAGAATTATACTTGTCTACTGTAGACAATGCTCCTGAGTATCTATCAGGGCTACGCGGCAGTGCCGATCAACAATCTGTAATAGAAGCATACGCAACCATAGCTGATGCAGGCACTACAGAAGAACTAGCTAGCGCGTTAAGTAGTTATTACGGCTATGAAATATCACCTGTAGAAGTTGATTTAGCTGCTAACGGGTTCAAAGACTCTTACAAAAAACACTCCGCTAGTTCTGCGGCAGATATTAAAACCTTTCAATCTTTAGTCCGCCCGATACTTTCGGAACAAGTACCGTACCTCATGGTAACGGAAGGGCTGAACTACCAAAAAGCTCTTGAAGAAGCGCACACACGCGACCCGATGTTGCAGTCGTTGTACTTTAAGTATGGCGTTGACCCTTACCGTCAAACTAAAGATGGCTCTGCATACCTATATGACCCGTTCTCTACGGGTGAAATTAGAACTGTAGAGGTAAAAGACAAGAGTGTACAAAATGGCTTAAAAGCTCTCGCTCTTGCGGGGCTTGGGTATCTAACGGCTGGTGCTTTAACTGGGCCACTATCTTCGGTGCTCGGGTCAAAAGCTGCTGGCACTGTTGCTGCTAAAGCAATTGCATCAGGGGGTATAGCTGCACTACAAGGTAAGGACTTATCTCAAATACTTACCGCAGCGGCTACGGCAGGTATTACAGCAGGTGCATTAGAACTAATACCTATTCCCGGTGCAGACCCGGCACTAAATGATGCAGGAGAAGCAGCATTAGCCGCAGGCACTGCTGAGAGTATAGTGTATAGCACCCCAGAATTTCTTAGAACTGCAAACTTAGGCGACATCATGCCTGAGTGGTTGAGCATAACTACTAAGATAGGCGGGCTTGGCGTTGACCCAACTAGTGTTGAAGGGATGTTGTCAACCGCAGCAACACTTATTACTGATGGCGCACTCACTGGAGTATTTGGCGAAGGTAACGACGTTATAGAGGCTTGTTTTTTAATCGCACAACAGGTAGCTGAAGACGAAACCGGCCAGATTCCGGGTAGAAGTGGTATTGATGAAGAAACCTTTAGGCAAGCCGTAGAGATATTTAATGACCTACAAGAACAAGGTTATAGCAAGCTCCGCATAATGTCTGAAATTGGATATGACCCTTCAGCAGATTTTAGGGCCGTGGTGCAGCAACAAGACCTTCTGAAGTTAGAAGCACTACGTCTTGCGGAAACAGGTGGTGCGGGACAACAAAGGTATATAGAAGCTCTTGGCAAGGTTGATGAAGCTACAGGTAGAGAGCATGAAAACGCGGTAATACGTGAAAAAGTAGAGGCAGGCGAAGATCCTTCCGATGCTTTTAGCCTCTATCAAATAGCGAAAGACGCAGTAGAGGCTTCCTCCGAAACTGGGGATGATAAATGGATTGTTGGCACCGCTGTCGCATTAGAAGCAGGTGCAGAGATAGCACAGTCGTTCTTAGGGCTAGCAACGCTAGTTGGGTACGACCCAAGCAACACTGAAATCGCTAAAACCTTAGATGCAATATCTAAGATGGCTGGAGACAGTAAGCCAGAAGATTATCAAGCTGGCTTAAAAGACATTAGTGACCGCATACAAGCGGCTAAAAACAACCTACCAAAAGATGCAGATTGGCAAGACAGTTTCTTTGAAGTAGGAAAAGCCATATTTGGTGCGGCTGTAGATAACCCCACAGAGTTTCTCGTTGACTATGTGGCCAAAGAATTTGTGCAAGAAATTGTGCCGTTTGCTGTAGGTGGAGCAGCGTTTGTAGGAGCAAAACTGTCTTCTGCAGCCCTCAGAACATTTGGAGATGATGCAGCTAGGGTAATAGCTAAGAACATGGATGCATCTAAAATTGCCAAAGATGCCACATTGCTAAGTGATGTAGCCGAAGCAGCAGGAGGTTCAGCGGGTGGGGCATACACAGACGCATACGATACATTTGTAAGAAAACGCCAAGAAGAATACGCACGTATAGCAGAGGCAACGGGGCTACCAGCACAAGAGCTTAGTGATGCAGATTTACTAGAAGCCGCAGAGTTTGCAACGGGAGTAGCACAAAAATCAGGGGCTATGGGTGCTGTTATGGCGCTTACTGCATCGGAGGTGTTGGGTGGCAACCAACTAGCAGAATCTTTGTTTGGGCCTAAAGCAAATAAAGCTGCTATAAGCGCAATGGAAGAGTTTGCTTCTAGGTTAGACCGAACCGCTAGCGGAGCAGTGCGAGAAGGCGTACTTGAAGGTTTAGAAGAAGGTGCTGTGCAGTATGTCACAGACATATCAATACGCGAAATTGACCCCGATAGGCAAATAGCGGCTAACGTAGCAGAGAGCGCCATACTCGCTAGTATTATTGGCACAAATGTAGGTGGAGGACTTACAGGAGCCGCTGAAATATCTGATGTGGTTGCTAACGTAGCAAAGAACACTTCTGCGCAGGTGCAGAAAACAATTGCAGACGCAAAAGCAGGCTTAATAGACGCCGCAGAAGCAGAGGCTAGACTTGCCGAATTTGGTATAACCAGTGATGATTTCAGTGGAGCACAAACTAGTTTATTAAATGATGCGTTTGATGCGGATTACACAACTGCATCTGAGGTCAAACAAGCGTTTGAGACAGCTAATCCTGAGTTTAGTGCGTCTGACGAAGTTGTAGACGAATACGTGGGCAACAAGCCCGATGCCGAATTAGGTACACAGGTAGCTGAGTACGTAGACAGTCGGTTTGTAGATGCTCAAGAGGTCATAGATGCAGCGGCAGCAGAAGGGCTTACTCTGACTGAAGAACAGGCACAACAGTACGTAAAACAAACTACTGTAGATGCAGATAAAGTCCTTGAAAACATACAGGACAACTTTGACGAACTATACACCACCCCCGAAGAAGCACGGCAGCTATTGATAGATGCAGGCTACCCAGAAGGGCTAATAACGGGGCAGACCATAGAAGAAGTGCTTGGTGAGGTAGGTGAAGATGGCACATTGCCAGAGTCTACTGTTAAACAAAGTGTGACAGACTTTAATGCTGAGTACCTATTACAGCTTGCCGAACAAGCGGCAGATACCGATGACGCCGTAGATGCTGGCACTGATACTGGCACCGATGACGCCGTAGATGCTGGCACTGATACTGGCACCGATGACACTGTAGCTCCTATAGATGCTGGCACCGATGACGCCGTAGATGCTGGCACTGATACTGGTGCTGTAGGTACTACTCCCACCGACCAAATTGATCTTAGCGATGTAACCGATGCAGACACTGGTACAGACACTACAGGCACCGATTTAGTAACAGGAGCAGACGACGCTGACACCACAGACACCACAGACGCCACAGACACCACCTCTACTGAAACCGTTGATCTTAGTGGTATAACCGATGCTGAAACTGTTACAGATACTGCAGGCACCGATTTAGTAACAGGAGCAGACGACACTACAGATGACGCTGGCACTACAGATGACGCTGGCACTACAGACGATACCGGCACTACGGCGCAAGAAGAAGTAGATCTAAGTGCTATAGCAGACGCTGGAGTTGTTACAGATACTGATGGAACTGCTTTAGGCACTTCAGAAACAACTGGCTCTCCAATCGACCCGAATATTCGCGGCTTAATGGATTCCGATTTATCTAAACTTTATGAGGGTGTAACTCTAAACGACGACGGCACTTATACATGGCGGGGGATAAGAATGACCGCCGAAGCTATGGCACAAACGATTGCTAATAGCGACCCCAGTTTATTTCCTGAAATACCAGATCGCTTAGACGTTATAGAGTCAACTATTACAGATAACCTATCTGCTGTAGAGGGTAACTTATTAGAACAAATAGCAGCTAATGAAGAAGCTGGCTTAGGCCGCGACGAAGCACTCGCCGAAGCAATAGAAACGGTATCTGATAATTTAGGTATCACAGAAGATAACCTAACTAAAATTATAGAGGCAGGCGATACTGCACTATCAACAGAAATAAGTAATCTAGCTACAGATATTGCTACAGATCTTGGCAATGTAGAAGCAAACCTACTAGAAGAAATTGCTGCTAATGAAGAAGCTGGGTTAGGCCGCGATCAAGCTTTAGCTGAAGCAATAGAAACGGTATCTGATAATTTAGGTATCACAGAAGATAACCTTCTAGACGCTATATCCGATTCAGAATCGGCATTGTCAGACGAAATTGATGACCTAGCTACAGACGTTGCTACAGACCTTGGCAATGTAGAAAAGAACATACTTGAAGAAGTAGCAGCCAATGAAGAGGCTGGGTTAGACCGTGACAAGGCGCTTGCCGAAGCAATAGAGACTGTATCTGATAATTTAGGTATTACAGAAGACAACCTGACCAAGATTATAGAAGCAGGAGATACTGCACTTTCAGATGAAATAACAGCTTTAGAAGAAACGACTACTACTGCTATAGATGATCTTGCTACTGAACTAGGCACAACAAAAGAAGATTTGCTCGACACTATAGGGCAAACAGAAGAAGACCTGCTTACAGCACTGGGCGAAACAGAGGCAGAACTTAGCGGCAATATAGATGCTATAGCCGCAGTGTTAGGTAAGCCCGCTCAAGATGTAACAGATGCAGACATTGACTTCGTTACAGATGTAATTGCACAACAAGAAGCACTGGCTGACCCGTCTACATTTGCGTTTACTGAAGCGCAGCTAGGCTACGATGTAACTAATGACGGTATCGTAGATGCCACTGATCTTGCTCTATTGCAGGATGTACTGGCTGGAGAGCAAACATTAGATCCTCTTGCGGACAATCGGTTTGCAGCTACTGGAGTGTTCGCTTCACAGTTACAGCAACAACAAGAACTGCAACAACAGCTAGAGCAACAACAACAGCAACAAATGCAAATGCAACAACAAACGCAACAACAAATACAACAAGAAGCCGACCAAGCTAGACAAAGAGATCTTTTTGGGTTGCTTGCTGGGGCTAGTGACCTTACAGGGCAAAAAGTTGATGTAAAACAAGCACCGTTAGCACAAATTGATTACACATATGATATTGGTAGTGGCAGTATATTTGGAGGCGGTAGAAGGGCCGGTTTTTATGAAGGTTTGTCTCCTTATGGCCCTACCATAGCTCCACGTCGCGGCCCCCTTGGGCCACCGACACGACGCAGGCAGGGTGGTATAATAGAATCTAATAACGAGTTACTACGATTGTTAGGAGAAAACAAATGAGTAACGGTAGCTGGTGGGACGACTTCACAGGCGTATTTAAGCAAGGACTTAGCGGCCAAAACATAGGCACGCTGCTTGGTACAGGAATAGCAGGGTATGCAATAAATAAATCTGGATTGTCTAGCCCTAATATACCTGTAGTTGGTTATCAAGGTGAAGTTCCTAAATACACCGCTGTGCGAGAGCGCGTGCCCATGCAACAAGACCCTAACCGTCGCCCCGGATCAGGTGGTAGACGTTATTTTAGCGATATGATTTATGCAGATCGTCCCGAACGTCAACCTATGTCTGTGGCTCAAGCCCGTACACAAGCGCAACAACAAGCACAAGGTATAGCTGCATTACAAGCGCCCAGACTAGACGAAAAACCCATGATGGCTACTGGGGGCATTATTGGTATGAATACTGGCTACTACTTAGGTGGGATTACTGATGGTATGGCTGATAAAGTACCTGCTAGAATCGACAACGGACAAGAAGCACGACTTAGTGATGGAGAGTTTGTTATACCTGCGGATGTAGTCAGTCATTTAGGCAACGGTAATTCAGAAGCTGGCGCTAAACAGTTGTATGAAATGATGTCGAGAACTCGTAAAACGCGCACTGGTAACCCAAAACAGGGTAAAGAAATTAACCCTAGAAAGATGCTACCGGCATAGAGGCAGATATGTATAAATACAATCAAGGTGGGGTAACGGCAACACCAACAGAAGATCCGAACGTAGGGCAACAAACAGGTACTTCTGATTCTCTAGCTCAATACGCTGGAGATTACGTCACTGGGATGCTTGGCAAAGGTCAGGCTATATCCGACATGCCTTATCAGGCTTATATGGGGCCGTTGTCCGCTGGTGCCTCTGATGTGCAACAACAAGCCTTTACTGGGTTAGCTAACTTAGCATTACCTAGTCCTTCAGCCACATTTGACGCTGCGACTGCACAGTCGTACATGAATCCTTATATAGAGGGTGCTTTAAATCCTCAGTTGCAGGCAGCACAACGGCAAGCAGACGCACAACGCCTAGCAAATGCAGCCAAAATGGGTCAGTTAGGTGC